TTAAGAACCCCCTAAAGAGAAAAGAGGAAATAGTAAAGTAAAAGCCCAAAAATCACATAGTGGTAGAATAAGTGGAAGGAGACATGGGAGTGTCGTATAATCTCCTATATACCACCCCTAAATACCTCACCGCATCGGCTATGTGTACAGCCCAATTATCTAAAGGCTTCTTGTCGTAGACTCCTAAGCCTTCTTTAAATAGACGCTGATATTCTCGTAGAGCTCTCACTAATAAATCACAATTAAGTTTATCGACACGGAGCCTAGGGAACATATAACGAACAGCTTCTATACCATCATCAAACGCCATCTTAGGAACCATTTGAAAGTGCCAACCATATCTTCTAGCTTGCATTAGTCTAGACTCGGCATGTTCCCAACCTTGATGCTTATGGTCTATGTCATGAGGACCAAAGTGGTTTCCCCATTGACATCCAAATATTTCACGGACCCTTTCGGCTTCGTCGAGATATGATTTAAAACCACGTTTTGAATCGTGGATAAGGTAAAGTAGATGAATAAACTTACCAGTAACCTGAAAAAGAATTCCCGCCGTTGCATCGGTACCTCCTAAATCCCATATGGAGTGTAACTTAAGTCGAGGGTCAGGCTTAAGCATCGTGATACGACCTTCTCGAACCATGTCGCCCATTTCTTGAGTGTAGTATGCACCAAGATTACCAACTTCGAAATCGACAAAGAATTCTTGTCGAATTAATTCATCAGACATGCCTAAATCTTTAGCACGCTTGATATCTTTTTTAGAGATAATAGGAGTGATGCCATCATGCTTGAAAGTTTGGTCTACGCTTAGATGCTCAATATGGTAATCAGGTAAATCTCTAACAGCATTATAGACTTCGAATAGATGATTCATTCCTCTGGGAGTGCTATTAATAATTTCTATGCCTTTATTCTGTACTAGAATAGGGTTTAGATATTGTCTTGCTAACGGATTATGTAGAGCAAACTCAGAGTAAATAAGAGTAATAGGATTGGTACCCATGAGACTGTCATAATTATTTGAACCTGCTAGAATTAAACGACTACCATTGTATAGAGTAATTTCCATACGAGCTTCATTTTTTCTAGAGATTAAGGCATCAGGAATAGCGTTTAGAAATGGTTTACCATCAAAGTCCATACCATTCCAAATAACACTTCTAGCTTGTGCGTAAAGCGGAAAGAGATAAACATGTGTTCCTAATCTTTTTAAACCTCGAAGAACCCAAGCTTCAAGACAAAATATATCTTTTCCTGCCCTACGATGAATAATAGCGCAGATATTCTTATCTTCTAAAACAGCTTTAAACATTCGTTTCTGAAAGTCATAAGGATTAATGGAAGGAACTTTAATATAAATTATTTAATCCTCAGAATTAAAAACTTTACACGCTTTCATTAATAGGGCGGTCATAGTTTCCATAAGCAGGCTCAATGCTATGACGAAAATAAGTGTGAGGATGAGCAGCCATCTCCGGAATTGGGAGACGAGGGCCATACTTTTGAGTTTCATGTTCTTGCCGCTCATCTTCAAAGTTATCTGCATATATGGATTTATTTACCATACTTTCTACGCTCATGCTCTTTCTTTTCAGCTTCTCTTTCTTCAGAGTAAGCTATAGCGACGGCCTGCTTCTGAGGATAATTTGAATGCATAAGTTCAGCTACATTCTTACTAAAGGCTTCTTTGCTATCGCTATGTATAAGAGGCATACTTATCACTCCTTTATTGTCAAACTGGATTCTCTAACCCGGAAATTTTAGCATTAAGTTCTTCATTAACTTTTTGACCTAAAAACAAATTAGTTCTCAAGCTTAAATTAGAAATAATACTTTCATTCAAGTATTGTTTATGAGCATCTAATTGTGCAAGTAGATTCTTAACACCTTCGTTAGTTTGAGCAATTTGTGTTTTAAGATTAGTATTTTCAGTTGTTAAAGTATCAACTTGATTTTGTAATTCTTCAGACATTTAAAATTTCTCTTAATTATTAATTATAATTAAAAATTATAGCACGATTTAAAAGCATTGCTTATTATTTTTATTTCCGTATATTCACTGGTTCAAAAATATCACTAAAGAGATTAAAAAATGATTAAGAAATTTATAATAGTAATATCCTTACTTTTATCTTCCACTGCATTTGCAGTACATCCATCAAGCACATTAACTAAGATTTGGCCATTTGATGAGAGTCGTCCTATTCCACTTAACATGCATGCAACTTTTAGTTCTTATCACGGGTCAATAACATCAAATAGTTCGGCTGTAGAAAAAGATGCTAGAGCTTGTTTTATACTTACAGCTTGTCGTGAACATGGGCCTAAAGCAACTAAACAAACAATCGTATGCCGTGATTTTAAATCTCCTTCTCAATCTGAAATTCGTCAAGATGCAAATATAAGTTTAGATTATGTTGCAACGTATCCAATGCGTTGTACCATTGTTGCAGAGACAGTTCTTAGTGGTTCTGAGCCTGCATATTCTGCGGATGTTAAGAATGTGCTGTTTTCAAATAATAAAGGTAATGATGTTTGAAGGATTTTTATTTTAACTTACCATTCATTTTTTAAAATGTGATGGTAAGTTAATTTTTTATTATTATCTAACTCTTCTTGCTGATATCTGTCCAGACGCTACAACAGTTCCCGATGAATATGTTGCATATCCTGAAACATAAACTGTTGTTGTTGATGAAATAGACACTCTTAATTTAGGTGTATTCAATGCAATAGAACCATATATTGCCGTGGCTGCCGTTACTTGATTATATAAAGCAGGGTCTGGAAGTGTTGCCGATACTAAACTTGTCCAACAAATTACACCTGAAGTAGCGACAGTTACTCCAAATCTTATGTTTGCATCGACATCCCAATCACCAGCCGTTAAACTGATAGAAGTCAAATTTGTTACAGTTGCATTATTAAAAGTAACTGCCGAAGCTGTTAAAATAACACTACTGATAACTTCACCCACCCTTCCAGCAGCGGCATTAGAATTTGTTGTAACCCCCACTAACGCAACTCCACTCGTTCCTTTACCTGAAAGAGTTAAAGTTATATTTGAATCTGTACCAAGAGCAGAAATAGTAGGACTTGCTGTAGTTAATGCCGATGCAATATTTACATAATTAACAGAAGTTGAGGCACCTGTTAAAGTAAGAATATTAGCAGCTGAAACACCTAGGTTATTGCTGAAACTAAATCCACCAGAACCTTTAGTAGTAAATAAACCAGTAACATTAGCATCTGTACCAGCAAACTGAAATCCTGGAAAAGCTCCTGTTACACTATTAACAGCTGTAATAAAATTAACAGCAGAAGCTGCACCAGTAAATGTTAGTACGGGTATATTATTAGCTTGGTCATTAATAGCATTAATTAAAGGATTATTAATTGTTGGACTAGTTCCAAGAACAGGAGCTCCTGTTCCAGTAGCTACAACCCAAGCAGGCACACCTGAACCATTTGTTAATAATCCAGCGCTATTAACAGTTGCTAAACCAGTAACAGTATTAGCACCATTGGAATATAAGATATTACTAGCAGCGTATGTATCAGCAAATGTAGCTGTACTATATACATTTGATGTACCATCAGACCGTATTATTTTACCAGCAGCGCCAACTGTAGTAGGAAATGTTGCTGCACTCCACGTAGGAGCGCCTGCACCACCAGACTGCAATAACTGTCCACTAGTTCCTACAGCAGATAATGCTATAGCTGTGGAGGTGCTATATGCAATAGAACCTGCGCTAGCTGTCAAGTTTGCATTCGTACCCCCATGAGCTAATGAAACAGGAAATGTTATATTGCCAAATTGTGAATAATTGAAAGCAGTAACATCTACAGCCACAATAGTTACTGAGTTATACCAAGCGGTACCACTTAAAGTAGCACCATTATTAATAATAATTAAACCTGTATTGTTAATTTCTGTAGGAGTGTCATATGTTGTAGCTCGAGTTAATACCCAATTTGTGATAGCAGAACCAACATCTGAAACTCGATATATGCCTTCATTTTGTGCAGATGCTAGATTTTTTACTAATACATTTGAATTTAGAGGAGGACTAACTCCATCAAGTGCAAAAATAGCTTGTGCACCCGCATTGGTTAAAGTAGCACCTACACCAGAGCCTGATTGAGTAACAGTTAAGTTAGTAGTAGTTGCAGCATAAACTGACGTACCTGTTAAAGAATTCAAATCTACGTAATTTTTTGTCGCAAAATCGGATGGCTGACTGGGGTCTGCACCATTATTAATTTGGAAGCCACCCATGTTTAAGTTTTGATTTTGAACGCCTAAGTATTGAATATTAGTTTGAACAGCTTGAGGTAGTGTCTGGCTCCAACTAGGTACACCAGCAGCACTAGATTGCATTACACTACTATTAGCAGGTGTAATAACAGCATAAGTATTAGAACCTGTAGTGTAGATTAGATTGTTAGCAACAGTGGTTAATCCAGCAATACTAGCTAACGCCGCATTATAGGCTTGAACATTTACGCCAATTTGTAACCCTAAATTAATACGAGCTTGTGGAACGTTTGTTAAGTCAGAAAGATTATTAGTGGCTTTGAGAAAGTAAGTTGTTGGCACCATCGTGGGCAAAGCAACTCCAGCAGTAATATTCCCCCAAAAAGTATTAGCAGTCATAGTATCAAAAGATATTGTTCCTGCATTGGTAATTGGGCCACCCGTTAAACCAAGCCCTGTATTGATTTGAGTTACCGTACCACCACTAACAATTGTACTGATAGGGACAGATTCAATAGCAGTTCCAGCACCATTCATTGCCCAAAATTCATTACCGTTTAGAATAGGTAAAATAATATTAGCATTAGGAAAAGATGAATTCGGAGCAATCACAGCTGAGTAGTTATATCTAGGTGCAATTAATTGATTAACTAATTCAGCTTGCTGGTCTACTAAAGTGAGAATGCCGAAGTCATTATTCAACATACTAGGAGTGAAATTAGTATTGGTATAGAGATTTTCTCTATCAGCAGGAGTCATACGAGTTATAGTTACAATATCCCCCGCTGCGGATGGAGTAACTAAGGTAACTTGAACTTCTAATTCAGCTCCTATAAAAGTGACAGAATACTGAGAAGGATAAGAAAGAATTTGTGTCTCATCGTCAGGAGCATCACCGAATGGCGTAACATAAACTACAACATCAGAAGCAAAGTTAGCAGTCCAATTTGTGCCAAAATCAACTTGGTTTAATATAGCTGTAGCTTGTGTATAGGGAAGAATATCACCAATCACAACGTCTGACATAATTTATACATCCTATAAAATTAGTTATTCTCAGCTGCTTTTTTGTTCTTAGGCCAATTCTGTCCTTCAATAAGTTTATCACTGAAATAACGCCCATACATAGCGCCAGAAATACAAGTCATATGCGCAGCAGTTTTCATATCCTTTTCGTCAATACCTGAGTTAAACATTCCTATTACATCAGTTATACGAGCAGCTGTTGAACTAACAACATCACTCATACCAAATATTCCAGTTTTAACCCGGTTCTTAAATTTATCGTTTTTTAAATCACCTAATAATTTGTCATCTGACATTAAGTTAGCTATATTTAATACATTGCTAATAGAGCTCATAACACCGCTATCGGTAAATGCTTCATAGGCATGCTGAACAGGAGTCATATCATCTGGCCAACCATCTTCACCTCGTGAAATTCTACGTGTAGGACTAACCAAGGCACCTGCGCCCATAACCCACATCATTTTAAGAAGCATCTCTCCATCAGCATGTTGTAGTGCAGGAATTAAATATCGATTGGTAGCTGCATAAGTCCAGCCAGTGAATGTGTGAAAGAACATACCGTAAATTTTATCAGCAAAGAATGGACTATCAGCCATTCCTCTTGAAACAGAAGTATTTTGTATGCCACGAAAGACAGCATCATTAAAGATATTTGCAGCTTCAAGGTCTTGCCACAGCCAAGATTTTGACAAATGGCCACCTAGTTTAGTCTTGAAACCTTTAGATTCTTTATATGCATTTACCATTCTAGATGCCCAAATTTTAGGGTCTATACCATACTTTCTAAGATAGAGAGAATCTTTATCCGAGAGAATCCCTTTAACTTCTTTATGTAAAAGCTCCATAAAATGGCTTTGAATAATGCTGCCATTCATACGTTGAATACCATTATCAATGTAAGGTGATAAATCAGTCAAAGCAGAGAAATGCGCATATTTTTCTATGCCACTCATTATTTTACCCATATTCAAATAAGGCTGTAGGTCAGAACCCCAATTCTTATCAGCATAGTTATTTAGCATATCCTGAAGGCCTAAATTAATATGAGGAGCCATTTCACGTAAAGCTTCAGCATCTTTTGTCTTTAAAATCCCACCAAGACTTTCAATAATAGGATATATACCATCTCTTATAGAAGGCCATATACCATGTTGAAAACCTGCGAAAGCTAAATCAGTAATTTGTGTTGCAGGCATATTATGCAGGTTCACAGAAGCTGTTAATGACATCAATGTTCGTCTGAACATCGTATCAAAATCATTTCTTTTATTAATACCCATCATTCTGGTTTCAAACAATTGTTGCATTGTATTTTTAATATCTTTAAATTTTATATCTTCTTTTTTTAAGAGTTTTTGTTGTTTTATTATTTCTTTAGGGTCAGTAATTTTTTCTAATTTTTTATTTATAATAGCACGTCTTGATTGATAACGATTTGAGATACCTTCCGCCAATTCTTTAAAGTCTCCATTAACAGTAACATTTTCAAAAGATGTTTTTAAATGAGTTTTTTTAGAAAGATAATTAACATAGTTAGCAGTTTTAGCAAAAAGATCTTTTGTCATAAAATTATTGTTATAAAGTATTTCATCTGGAATCATTAGAGTACGTTTTTTTAATGGGTTAGCTTCAGGATTACCCATTAATTTTCCAAATATGTCCGAGATAACATCTTCAGGATGCATATGCATGATTGAATCAAAAGTGCTCTTAGCTACTTGCCTTATATGAAAATCAGACTCATGAATATCTCTAAATTTTAATCTATTAGTTGAGTCTCTTAATTTAAATGTGTTACTTTCTGGCTCTCTATAAAATAACCTAGGATTAACTTGACCATTAGCAATGGCTTCATGTATTTTTTGTATTTCTTCCTCATGTTCATTGTCTAAGATTCTTAATTTTTCTTCTTCTTTTTCTAGTGCCATCTCACCAATATCACTTTTTCTTATTTGTTTTTTTCCTGTTGCAACAGTCTTCGCTTTATTGGCATTAGATTTACTTTTAGAAATCTTATTCTTCATATCAGCAATAAATTTCTTTTGCTCTTTGAGTTCTTTAAATGCAATATCTCTACGTTTAGTAAGTTGATTCAAATCATTTGCTTCTTTGGCTGATAATGCACTTGAATCATCAACATGAATATTTAATTCTGGATTTTCTCTTAATTCATTTTGTAATTTTTCTTCTAATCCTTTTTTCTGAGCTTTCAAGGATATTAATTTTTCAGCTGATTCAGAAACTTGTTTATCTGTTTTATTTATTCCACGAATTAAATTTTCATGATTAATTTTATGTTGTTCTAATAATTCATTAATATCATGAATTGGTTTCATTTTTTGAGTAATTAGTTTATCAGAATCACCAATCCATTTAGAAACAACTTCCATCCATAAATTTTCATTTGCATTCATAAAATCAGTATTATAAATACGCATTAAATATGCTTCGGCTGTTTTGGGAGGCATCCATTCTTTTGGAAGATTATAAGCTTTTCTATAATTTGCCCATGTATTATCAATTATTTTACGATAAATAGCAGCACCTGTATTTACAGCAGCATGTTCACTAGATTTATCTGTGAATAAAACATGCTGTATTTCATCCATGAATCCTTCTTCACTTGTCCAATCTGTTGATTTAGAATCTTGTGATAAAGCTTCAATTGACTTTTGCTTAGATGCATTCCAAGCATTTTGAATATCAATAGCTGGACGAGCAGTTATAGTATAACCATTTCTTTCAGCATGAAGACTTTTAGTTTGTGCTTTAAGAGCAGTTAACATTGCTCTGGTTTCTTTAACTTTCTTCTCAAAACTTTTAGGTCTAACACCGCCTTTAGCTTCTCCTTCTGTTGTAATGAAATGGTCAAAAGCTGCATCAGCAAAAGCATTAGCTTCAGGGTAATCTGAGGTTTTTAGTTTAATTAAAGGTGAACCTAAAAGATATTCTAATCCTTTTCCAATAGTTCTAAAGCCAGGAATATCATTTGAAAAGTTTCCTGTAATTGTTTTTAATACAGCTGTCCCCAAATAAGGAATCTTAAAGATTGGACCTTTAAAAAAAGCTGCATCTGCAAGTTCCTGGGCCCTTGTAACCCTGGCAGCATTAAGAGCGTAGCCGCCTGTTGTATCAATAGCTTCAAAGCCTTTTAGATTGCCTTCTTTATCTACTTTATAGTTAAAACCAATACCATCTAATGATTCTCTAGCGAATTTCTTTAAATTATTAAATTCAACTACATTAACTAAAGATTTTGCAGCTCCAAAACCACCATAGAAAGCCATTCCAAAAACAGTATCAATAAATGTATCTTTTAGAAAGCTAGGTAAGTTTCCATCTATTTTATCTATTTGTGCCGCACCTTCATGAATAGCGGCTGCCACAGACAAACCTAAACCATTCTTTAATGCTCCTTCTATAAATCCAGCGCCCACTTTTGCTTTAGTTGCAATAGCAGTTAAAGGAATAAAATTCTCAGGGCTTCCTACAGTTAATCCAAGAAAACCACCCAATATTTTTCCTAATGTAGAACCATTTTCTAGCTCTTTATCACGAACTGTTTCATCATTAATACTATCCATTGTGTATCTAAAATCATCTGGATTCTTAGTTGCCATTAACTTAGGCAAATACTTTGGGTCTATATTTGTTTGTTTTTCTATTTCTTGTTTAGGAGACCATCCAGGAGGAGCAGGATGATAAAATTTGTCATTAACATCTGGATAATATTGTGCAACTTGTGCACTAGCAGGTTTTGTTAAAGGAGCATTTGCAGCATGTAAAACATGAGATACTGTTGCTAATTTTTGAAACTCATCAATTGCTGTTTTTATAATTCCTATTTTTTCTGGTTCTATTAAATAACCTGGATTAGCAACGGTTTCATTTGCTTCACCTGTCTTAGATGGAATATCTATAGTAAAAGGGTTCTGGGGAATAAATTCAAAAGATGTATCAACAGGCGTATTTTTTAAACCCTTATTAGGAACATGAATATCTCCTACAGCAGATTCAATAATATTATCAGTAGCCATTATGAATATCCTTAGGACTTATTAAAGGGAAATGACTTATTCTAGATTTATAAGCTTTATCAATAGCTTCTTTATTTGGATTATAAGTTGTGATTCCAAGATGAGGAGCCACTAAAAATAGACTACGTTGTCCATAAGGAGTTTGAACGGATACATCCCATTGATTTCCTTCTCGGCCAACTAAGTTGATGGGATATCTATATTGCTTAATCCCATCTTTTGTTTTTACATGCCTTACTGCTTCAACTACCTTATTCTTTAAAGGTAAGGTTTCCCAATAGTCATCCGGATAAGCTGTTTTCGCTACACTAAATGATTCAGAAAGATGATTTAATATATCCTGTTGAACATAAGGAGTTACATCATTACCTTCATATCCTAAATATTTCTCTACAGAACTATCAGATTTTTGTTTAGTACCATTCACATAAGTATCCGAATAATGATTATCAACATAATCTTGAGTCATCTTAACAGCAGCATTATAATCACCTCTAGTGGCAGTGAAATTAGAATTTAATTGGTTATAAATATCATTACCGTAAATAGTTCCAAAATAATCGCCACCCATTTTATCTTTAGATAATCCTACAGTTTGAAGACCAAAATCAGCAAAGGATTTATTCTTTCCCATACCTCCAACACCTTTTTGAGAAAGTATTAGACTCCAAGAATTATCTAAAGTTTTTTGCATCTTTTCATCAACATTAGATAAGTTATCTGTAATCTGTCTAGCTAAATCACTATCAGGCATTGACCCGCGTTGTTGTTGAAATAAAGTAGCAATAGCTTTTGCTTTAGTAGAAACACCTTCATATACACTTCCACGTTTCATATGATTTAACATGTCAATTTGATTTGAGGCAGATTGAATATTTGCAGGATTTCCACTTAACAGTTTATTTTGTAATTCTTTTTCAAAAATAGGTATTTTCCCACCAGCTGAGGCTGCTACTTGCACTTCAGCTTCTTCTACTGAAATAGGATTGCTTTGCTCTTGTCGTTGTTGAACATAATGATTAACTTGAGTATCAAAAGCTTTGTTTATTCCTTTTTCAGTAAGACGAGAAAAAGAACTTGGGTCATTCCATGAAGCGATAGCATTATTGACATTACCTTGTTCAGTGTTAAAAGCTTTGACCGTATTTACATATTTTAATTGTGCTTGCTCATATGCTATAGGTGAAACATTTCTTTTTAGTTCTTGTAGTTGTTGTGGCATGTCAGCAGCCAAAGGATTCATAGCAATGCTAGTATTAAACTTAGCTAATGATAATGATTGGTCTTGGGCTAGCAAAGCATTTTGATGATTTACAAAAGTCATTAGACCATTTGTAACATCCATGTAATCTGTGTCACTTAAATAGTCTGGTTTTTTATCAACAATAGACTTCAAATATGCTGGTTTTTCTTCATCTTTTTTAGAATTATAATCATGAATCATTTTACCGGTAAGATAACTTTTTCGTGCAGCATCAATATTAGATTTAGCTTGTTCAGGAGTCATTAGCCGCGATGCAACATCAGCTTGAGATAGTTTAGTTGTAGTCTCTATTGCGGCCTGAGCTGCCTTATCATTGCCATGCAATCCAAATGTATAAGCATGCTCATTATTCATCTGACTAGCTAAAGCTGTATTATTCGTCCTATCTTGTTTTTGTTCTCTAAGCATTCGCTCTGTTAAGTCTGCATTCTGAGTCAACATTAAGTTCCCATAATGAGACTGTAAGTTAGCTTGAATTGCAGAAGGAGCATTATTAAATATATTTTGTAGTCCAATAGAAACAGAACTATTAGTTTTTCTAATTAGTTCTGGCGTTATACGACTAACCTTAGCTACTTCTAAATTAGATTCAGTAATAAGTTTATTAGCTTGTAAGCCTAGAGTTGCTTGAGATTGAGTTACATAACTCTTCTGCATAGCATCATCAAATTCAGTTAATGGAATAACACCTAAATCACCTTTAGGATTTTTTCCTATTTCTGTACCTAATTTTTCGGCTATAGCATTTGATGCTCGATTAGCTACAAATGAACCTACGGAAGACATCCAATTTTGACTACTGGCATAATTTGATATTGCGCTTTGGAAATCTGGCGTAGTATTTTGTTCGATTTTTTCAGTACGATGATACGGCGCTGGATTCTGTTGATGTTGAGGAACCTCTGAAACTGTATGTGAAAAATCTAATTCAGCCATTAGCTACCACCTCCAATGGAAGTTAAGCCGAAGCCTTGTCCAGCTTGTTTACCAAATGCTTCCCAACCAGAAACGCTACTTGGAAATCGATTAATTGTTCGGCTAGCAAAGCTTCTCCATAACTTAGTGGAATCTGAACTATGTTGTAAACGAGACATAGCTTGACCTGCACGTAATTGATTTTCTTTACCTAATAGGTTAAGTTTTCTAATCTGTTCATCGGCATTGAAATTTCCAATACTTTGATTTGAAATAGCAAACGCGCTACCAGCTCCGGACTGTTTACCTTGTGCTGCATTAGCCGCAATTTGACTACCAAGATTCTGACGTAGTTGTTTCATAGACTGTAAACTTTCATCAGCGCTTTCTGCTCTCAAATCCATGATATTAGCTTCAACTGCTTGGTCTTGCAGTTTCATGCCGATATTCATCATATCTCTTTGATTCGAAGCTCCAAGAAAATCAATTATCATTCCGGATGCTTGCATGGCCAACAATAAATAAAATGGCATTACTTCTCCTTAAATCTCTACTGAATAAAACACACCAAGCAATTGGATATCGAATGGTTCATTATGTTCTATTGTATATGTTGGATTATTAAAGTCATCCCATCCTTTCAAAACACTCAATTCGAAAATCCCTCTAGCTGGGAATGGCGGCTCACCAATGTGCGCCATATCAAAAGGTTCGAGTGCAATAGGTACGCCATTTATAGTGCCTCCTATCGTATTGTTAAACATGAATCTAACAAACATAATTCTCTTAGGCTTAGTTAATGTTGTTTCTTTAGGAGAAGAGCCACTAGCAATACTTAATGGCATCGGTTCTATAACAGTATTAATGGGAAATCCAATAAATGCATCAGATACCTCAACTGTGCTGCCATGAGATTCAAATACAATTTGATTGCCTAGATTAATATTCGCCTCAGAAACAAAACCGAAACCATCGCCTACCATTTTAATATCTTGAGCATTAAACAAATTGCCTGTTAAAACTGTATCAGTTGGCGTTCCATTGTATTGAATAGCACAATCTAAAAATACTTCATCCGTTAATTCTTCAAGTGTAAATATTGTAGCTAAGGGCCATGAAGTTACGGTACTTAAAGTTCCTATACTCGTAAAGTTAATTGCACTTATTGCATTAAGTGCATCCTCTTGAGTTAAATAAACTACAAAATTATCCGTGTCAACTCCTACAGCCCAATAGTATTGAGATGAATTTACTTGAGGTGAGCTTGTTGGTAAAACTCCCGTTGTAGCAAATAGCATAGCAGTAGGTATTGTAGGACTAAAGTTAATTGATAAGACTTCAAGTGTAGATGGGTCTGTTGATGTTTCTTCTGTAAATCCCGTAATAGCACTTGTAAAAGCTGTTTGTGCTATTTGTCTCTGAACTACAAACCAACAACGTCCATCGGAGCTACTTGCAGTTTGTATAAAAGAGGCTGACCCATAAGATTGCTCCATAATTTGAAGCGTAAAACCAGAAACCCCTTGAGAGATTAATGTTTGATATGTTGCCATTGAACCATTTCTATTTATGATAAATACAAATCGACTTCCGGCTCTGCGTAAATTTTGAAATGCTGTTTCATCCTGTGGGTCACGAATTGTTTGTTCACTTATTACTGATACTATATTAGATGTATAAGCATTATTGATACCATCCCACAACATTTGATGTGCATCATTACCTGATAACACAACAATCTGATTATCAATTGCTGTTGGCTGTATAACATCAGCTGGGGTTGAATCTTGCAATTGAAGAGTAAAATTAGTAGGCGTTATAGCTGTAACATCTGACAATGGACTTGAATAAATGCCTGTGTTTGTATGAACAGTGATACTGCGATATGGAACTATGAATTTTATATAATTCATATTGTCAGATGTTGGGTAGAAGCTAATAGCATCATCATCGTCTGTTGTTAAGTCACCAAAATCACTATAGTCATTTATTACACTAGCCCAGAAACCATTAGGCAAACTAGATGTATTAGCAAATAATGCTCGGCTCTGATAACTGGAACATACTTGAGGCCATCCTCTAGTATCACTCCATGCAGGTTCTGTTAGTAATACCAGGCTGCCAGGGATAAAAGAGCTAGCAACATTAAAGGGTGTTTGAACAGCAACAGTAAAAGATGCGGTGGAAGCTACAGCTGTAATTCTTGCAGAACCACCGCTCATAAAAAGCGCACCACCTACATATGCACTAGATAATAAAGAATAGGGTGGTGTAACAGTAATCGTGACATTACTTCCAGAAACAGCACTAGCACTAAACCCATTTCCGTCATAAGAAACAACTGCGCCATTGAAATCATATACAGGACGATTCTTAAATACAGTTGCAGTAATAGCCCAGTTATCTTGTATTACTACATGGGAACCTGCACCAGCGTTAATAATAGTAAATGGATTAGTCTGAAATTTTGCATCTTTAGAAGTGCTATAAATACTAAATGTAGTAGTAGTGTGAGTATAAATAAAGTAAGTAATACCTGTAAATATTTGTGGAATAGTTGTAGGCAATACGCCTGTATCGAATTTCACAGGATAGATATTTCCAACGGGAAAACTTGCGGTTGTAATACTAAGTTGAGTACTACTCACAAGTGCATTAATTATAAATGGTGCACTTGGTGACCTTGTTAAATCAAATGGACGAATACCTTGAGTAGTAAATCTAAATATAGCCCCTAAAACTGTAGAGATTCCATTAAAGATTTGCGGAGCTGTATAACCTGCTACAACAACAGCCTGTAACTTTCCTTCAAGATATATATAAATATTACCAGGTGTCATTACTATCTGATAAACGCATTCATTTAAATATTGGAATGTTTGAAAATAAAGTTGGTCGAAAGCTGTAAAGCCCGTCAAGGTTGTTTGATACAGTGTACCAAATCTTTTACCTGCGGCTCCTGAGGGATAAGTTAAAACATTCTGCGCTGTCTTTAATCCGTTATTATATTCATTGACGGTAACACGAGCGTACATGTAAGGTGAAAGCTCACCTTTCGTAAAAATATCTTGCGACCATGTCGTGTATGCCATTTCATTAGCGCCTTTAACCTATTTGTGGCCCTATTATACCAGTTATATTTCGCTTAGTTAGCATCGGTATTTGAACATCAACAAATTGAGGTCTATTTTGTGCATCGGCAGCGGCTGCGATAGCCCATTGAATATCTTTTTGAGTCATTAGCGCTTTAAAATAATCAGGCTTTTGAGCACTTGAAAGACTTAAAAATGCAGCTATTTCATAAATGAAGTAATTAATAAATGTAGCTGTTAATTGGGCAACATTTGGAAGAAATGCATATTCCATGTAAATGGGTGAAGATGTTCCCCAGTTACACCAAATTTGATTATTAGAATATATTTCGTATACATAATTTTCAGGAATTATTCTTATATTCTTTAGATAACCAGGAGGTAATAAATAAATCTGTTGGAAATTAGTCTGTGGTGGTGGGACTTCAGTAGATAGTGTTAGCTGTTGAATTTGCATTGAAAAGCGCCAATTACCAGTTCCTAAAATACTAGGTAATAATATGTCAAATGCTTGTTCAGCAGCTACAACCATGTCATCTGCATCAGATAAAGTTTGAATAGGCTTATGCCCAAGTAACATTACTGCTAAGGATATAATACTTGTTTTAGTATAAGCCATTCAAATCTACCCTATTAAACAGTTGGAACAATCTTATACCAAATGTGTGCAACTAGTGAACTACCTGTACCAGTGGTAAATGCGCCCGTTATGTTGGAAAGATATAGACCCTTGTTAACGCAAGTCGTAAACGTTTGTGCTACAACGCCCATATTGAATCCAAACCCAGTACTTGCAACAACAAAGAAGTCAGCAGCAGGACGAGTAGTAGATGCAATAACACCAGCACCATTCGCAGTTGAATCATATTGAACAGCAGCTACACCACCGGCAGCAAAAGCCGCACTTCCGAAAGTTAATAACAAATCTAACTTATCTAGAACGATTAATGTATTTGCACCACCAGCAGCAACAAGTAATTTAGGAGCAGCATACATACCATTAAATTCAGCAGCAGTAATAGGCACAGCTAAATATTGAAGGGTATTTGTAGCTAGTTTAGCTGAAGTAACATTATTGTTAAGAATCTTAGCTGTTGTTACTGCATCTGAAGCTAATTCAGTTGCAGTTACTGCCCCAGCGACAATATTTGCAGTACCAATAGAGGTTGTTAGACCCATGCTAACTACGGTGACCGAAGTAGAGGATACAGCTGTTACTTGAACAGCAAATGATGCATCAGTTCCGCTTCCCCAAATAATATCCCCAACACTCAATATTGGATAAAGTGAAAGAAAATAATTAGCTGCTGTAATCGTAGCAACAGTATCATTTGGGCTTGCATATGTAAAAACATTGATAGTGTTTTCTACAGTAGGTGAGCCACCAAATGGTGTAACAGTTTCTTGTCCAGCATTCATTGAGGGCTGTTGGCAACCCCAGTTTGCAATTGTAAAAGCCATGCTTAATTACTCCAATTCATTAATAAAGATTCAATGCTTTATTTTATTAAGTCTCATCACAGTTGATTTGGATGATACCTAAGTTATCAATAGTGATTGCTCCAGCAGAAAAGATGCCATTTACTAACCAAGAAGTTTCACGAGGTAAGTAATTAATTTCTGTGCGGAAGTCATGACCAATACCCATACCGGTTGATTGCTTGTGCCAGAAGAATGTTTTACGAATATCTGGACTAACAAAAGGTAATCCACCTTCAATCATTTCAGGAATGATAATAATGTTTACACCAAGGTAATCACGTACGAACCCTTTATCCAATACACGATTTTGTGTATAGAAAGTAGAAACGAACTGGTCAGCTTGAAGAAGTGATTGGAAATTACTGGCCGACATTGCAGCAAAACGTTCTGGTAAAGGAACAGCATTATTATCGAAAAATTGGATTGCTTGAGTGTACTTAACATAAGTCATGTTAGTACCGCCATCCAAAATTGTTTGACCTGGAGATACTGCTAAGGAATCAATAATGATTTGGTCGGAACGACGACCTAAAGCATTCGCTACTAACATAGCGTTTTCCATCTTAGCATCAAAGTTAACTGTTAATTCTTGTACGGAATCTACAGCAGTAGGAGCAGTATACTTTTGTAGAATTGCTGAGGTTTGACTGTAAGTTGGGTCTTGAATAACTACAGTTTGTAAATAACCAGTTGGTACAGCTTGAATTTGGTTTACCTTACGGAAAGACACAGTAGCACCAATCACGTCTCTACGAACGCGAACAGTATCACGTAATAAAAAACCAAGAGATTGATATTCTGCTTTTACAAGCGCATCAAACTCAATTTGTTGGACGGCTGTCAATGAAGTGGACATAGCTTAACCCCTAAAAAAATTATTAATCAATGAAATATTTGACTAAGTTTTTCTCAGGGCTTGCTACTTTAAAGATTATCTCTTTTAACAAGAGGTCTAGGCAGTAAGTTGTCCTTACATATTTAAGTTGTCAGACTAAAATATGGACTACTATTATTATGAATCTTATGCGCCTACTTTGTCAACAAAGCCCGGAGCATTTTTAGATGCAACTTCTAATCGCTTCTGTAAATCTTTTCGATAGCCTTCATCAGTCTTATATTTAGCAAGATTATTTGATAACTCTAACTTGATATCATCTAAGGAGGCGGAGCCTGTAACCGAGCCATTATCATTAGGTACTTGTGGTGTGCCGGACATCATTTTTCCTCTTAATTCTTCTAGTGCTTTAATTGAAGCTGCATTAGTTAAGCTACCTGTTAAAGCTTCATAAGCATCTTTTGAAAGGTTAGCTTTCGCCCAATTATCCAAGACTACAACACGTTCTTTGCCATTATCACCTAACTTCTTAATTTCTTCATTGTTATCTATCGTGAATTCATCCATGTATTTATCAACAGACTCTAGCATTTTATCAATGAATTCTTGAGGAACACGCTTTTCTTTAGCTAAGACTTGTAAGTCTTGGAACGGTGCATAATCAGGGTCAAGAAACTTTGACTTAGTAAAATCATAATTATCAGGAACTATGCCTACACGTTTTTCAAGCTCAGTATAGCTTTTTGATAAGTCAGCTACTGTTTTAAATTTATCAGGTAACCAACTGGGTCTATCACCTATTCCTGGCATTCCTTCATCCAGAAACCAACTTGGCTGAGATGGTATTTCGGGTGGTGTCTCAACTGTCATTATTTAGTTCCTGCTAATATTCTTTGTTGATGCGAACGAACCGAACCAAGTAGCATTCTACCAAATTCTTTAAATCCTTCAGCCCACAAAACATCTAATTGATAGGTAGTTGTTCCACTTTTAACTAATGCAGGAACAAGGTACCTTTCTTTTACTAACTCTAAAAATCTTTTACCTTGAGCATTACTTTCAAATAGCTCAAAGCAGAGTTTGTCAAATTCAATTATTTGTGGGTTATTTTTTAATTCATCGATACTTTTTTGATATCCCGAGAAGAAGTTCTCTTGCTCAAGAAAAGGATTGTTTTGCTCCATTATTTCCTCTTTATGAAGTAGCTATAGGTTGTTGACTTGGGTTTTGTGGTTGCTCTGGCATACTGCCTTGTGGATTAGCAAGCTCAGCCATGCTTTGTTTATTCTGTTGTTGTTGCATAACACGTTGAACATCTTCAGGCTTATTCAAGAATCGTTCATCTATCTGTAGCATGTCAGCAATCATGTACGGAGTAGTTTTAGGATTAATATATAATTGTGTTGCTTCCGGCCCCATGATTCCCTGCATTACTTGAATGTACTGTACAAAACGCTCAACATCAGCTCGACCTTTAGATAATGCAAGAGGGGATTTATACTTAAATACTATGGGGATTCCACCTATATCAGGATATGGCAATAAACCCATTGAGTTTAGAATATAAGCAAATCTCTTGATAACAGGCCACATGAATTCTTGAATACTTCTAGAAAATATAGGTCCTATTTTTTCAGCTAGAGTTGATTGCTTCATAGCAAGTTCATAAGCTGTTTGTGGTTGCACACTACGTGAATCTTGAGGCTGTTCTGCAAATAGAAGTTGTTTAATCTGCATTCTCAAATCAGCAACAGTCATCTGCGCAAATTCAGGATTTGCACTATTAGGTAATGGTATAAGAGGTACTTGGCCATTAGAACCAATAGGAGCAATAGGGATAATGGTGAAAGGCTCCAGTTTGAATGTGTGAGGGTTAAATACAGCATCACTAAATCCCATATAGGGGCGAAAAGTATTAATATTAGCGGACGCAAGCTCTATCCTCGCCATTTCATTTAAACTGATAATAGAAGGCAATGCTTCCATTACGGGACCACGTCCCCAGGTTTCGTTATTACATTTCTTCCAACGCCATACGATGCCTGGATTTGATTCTAACCATTGGTAGTAAAGCAAATCATTATCAGCCCACACAGCATATAAATATTTCTTTGGCTGATTTGCAAAGTAAGCTACCCCTTCATACACATTTCTAATAACTGCATCAGGGTCACCAGCAATTAATGCTAGTAAATTTGGTGTAAGAATAATCTTAGGCCAACGAGTATTAAGCTCGCATACTTTAAGGTTCTGCCATGTTCGAAACCATGATTCAATATTGCCATTTGCCGCTTCTTCAATAGCAAGCTTATCAGCAGGAATGCTTGTACACATGAACGGGGTTTCATCATCAATTTGATTAATGACAAGTGCTGAAGTGCCTACAGCTAAATCATAGTAGCATTCGTTAATGGTCACATCGAAGTTTGAAGCATGAATGTAAGTGAACAATTGACGCATGTAATTATCAAGAATCATCTGAGCTTCTTGAAGTAGCTGTATACTTTCCTCATCATCAGAGTTTTTGACGATTGTATCATCAACTTCTAAATATCCCCATTGAACCTGTGGGGGTGTCATTGTGTCATGTATTTTACTAACAAAGGTTGTAACTGCTTCTACTGCGGTTGTATCGTAGACTCGCGTATTTTGAATGGTCCCTTGGAATTCCTTACCTGGAAGATAATATCTATTACGAAATGGTATCGCATAGAAATAAGCTGCTTGCTGAATTGGAATCCACAAATCAGCTGTATATTTAGCTGTATTATATCTCTTCCGCAAAGTCTCAAGCATTGAGTTGCCCGGCATTGGAACAGGAGGCATTCCTTGGGTTGTATCCATTTATCTTATCCGCCTAATTGAGTACTTAAGTCATCTGAGGCAGGCATACCGACTCCTAGCATTCCTGTGTTTTGCGCCCTATTTCTACCACGTAAACTTCGAATTTGCTTTTCTTCTATTCTACGTTTTTGTACATCAGCTGTAGCTCTTGCTTCATCTAATTGCTTTTTAGCTAGTTCAGTTTGTTCTTGATATGCTTTCATTTGAGCATTCATCATGCTTTGTTGTTCCCTATTACTCTTAGGGTCAATCAAACCGAACGTTGCTATTTTTTCAAAGTTATCTTTAATATCAGTCCACCAGCTCATAGTGCTCTCCTATATCCATATGTGAACATATATTGTTTTCTTCTCAAATTCTTCCGGCTTAATCTCTCTGTCAACATATATAATACGCCACGGTATTTTAATTTTTTTACGTAGCTCCTTTATCTGCGAAAGGATTTTTGACATTTGCATTCACCGCAACTATTGACAAATCAGATTTTAACTCATCTATCTGCTTTTGTAACTCAAAGACTTGGTGAACATTTAATCCAACATTCACAGCTTCCATTAATTGTTTGAATTCACTAGCAGTGAAATCACCCTCAGAAGCTTGTCTTAAAATCTCTTGATAGTGTTTAGCTGGAGAGTCTTCAGGATTAACATTGATTCTAATCTTTGAATTTCGACTAATACCGAACTTGGTCCATCCCATGAGCTTCCAATGTTCAAACTCAAAGTTAATTGTACCCATCTGGTATTCTTTATCTCTAATCTTTCTGCCTTCTTCGAACCAGAGTTGTTTAGCAACCATCTTAGTAAAAAACCAGAGGCTCCTAAAAATCTCATGCTTGTGAACCCAGTTATAGAATGTTTGTTCACAGACCATTGCTTGAACACAAAATGCACTATGGCATCCGAAATCTTTATTCATCATTACTTTTATAAGTAGTTTGCAATGTGTTTCTTCGCAATACTTTAAATTGTATCTATTTTTAAAATGCTTATAAATGTCATCTACTATCATTCCGTCTTTTGTTGACATCTTGGTTTCATTCCTCATGTCTATCGATTAACATCATTATTAGATTTTATAGGATTTCTTTCATAATGTTAAATATACTTCAATTTCGAGAGCTTATTGTTAAGTCTACATTAAATGATTTGCTAATGTATTCACAAAATGCAGAGGAGTTAATGGTATTCACTTGCGCTGTAGAATCTTTGGGCGGTCATTATCTTAAACAAGTTAATGGTCCTGCGTTAGGTATCTATCAAATGGAACCTCAGACTTACAATGATATCTGGCAAAACTATATTCATACTCGAGGTGGTTTACTCTTAAAGTTGTTCTCTAACTTCGGTCTTACGTATATGCCAGCTGAAGATATTCTCATTTATGATTTACGTTTCGCTACCGCTATGACTCGAATATTTTATGAAAGAATTAAAGAGCCTTTGCCTGATTTTCGTAATGTAGATGCTATCTGGACTTATTATAAAAAATATTACAATACAGAATTAGGTTCAGCTACTAAAGTTGAATCAATTAATAAATATACTAACTTCCTACATAACTCACATCTTCGTAATTTGATATCAGTGTAGATGTAGATATATTACAAAAGCAAACTCTACAAAGTAATCTGGTTACTCGCTCTGTGTTTTCTGTCTTAACCCATTCGATAGCAATGTAATCGTGTGGGCCTCTATTCTTACCGCATAGTTCTATTGCTTCTCTTTTTCTTCTAGCTTCTATATCATCTCTTGCTGGGTGTAGACTCATTAATTCTTTTCCTAATATTCTTTCTATTAAATTTTTATATTCAAGAAGACTTTTTCTATATTTAGAAGAGCTTTTTACAATGTTTTTACTTATATTCATACCGGAGATTATACGCTTCTTTCTTAATGTAAACTCATTACAGTTTTATTCCTAATTCTAATAATGCATCTTTATCTATATCTATTGCTATTGGAAAGTCTTTTTTTGTTTTTATTAATCTTACAAAATTTCTCTCATCATCTACAGCATCGAACATACCATCGCTATCAAATGCATGACATTTTATATCCCCATTATCATGCAAAGAATAAAATTCAACTGGTAAGATGAAATATTTATCACCGTCCCAATATAGAGCATATAAATCTATTGCTTGTAATATTTGTTTTATCATACTTGTACCTTGCTTTGGACTAAAAGCACTTTACTGAATGCTTTCGGATACTTACTATACGAGTTGTATATAAGATTCGGAGATTATACGACACTCCCATGTCTCCTTCCACTTATTCTACCACTATGTGATTTTTGGGCTTTTACTTTACTATTTCCTCTTTTCTCTTTAGGGGGTTCTTAAGTCTTCTTAGGTCGGCTGACATGATTAGTTAATCGGGTGGGAGGGGACAGGTGAAGCGGTTATAAGGCTTTGCTAGACGCTCTTCGAATCCCCTGGAGCCCACGGCTGGCGCGGTCTGTAGCGGTGACTGGCCACTTGACTGGGGGAGTTCTAGGGCACCGGAATCAACATCACCCCCCCGCCCCCGGTTCATATCCCCCCCCAAAGTTCTGGATTTTTACCACGATTTCAGAGTTTTTTCCTCAGAAAAGCAGGTCTAGCAGCTAATTGAAGCGCCCCACCTCTAATTTATTTATCCCCGAGGGAGAATAGCGAGCTAGGGTAGAAGAAAGCCGAAGAAAGTAGTTGACACTTAATCGCGCTAGCGTTATTATGCTCATCGTGTTATCGTAATTAACAAACCAGAGAGGACATTAATATGAGTTATGGCATAAGCAAAAATTGTAGTTACAAAATAGAAAAATTCAAAGGGATTTTTTATGTTAGATGTAAAGATGATGATAAAGAAGTAATGAGATGTGCGACTCTATCAGATGCAAAACAATGTTTAGCTCAATGTGTGAAAAATAAACACTTAGGTGAAAAGTATGTTAGATGGTGCAGCAATGTTCACTGCGCATGCCAAGACGGGGATTTATGCGGATATCGAAGAGAAAATTGCACATGCAGGATAGAAGGAAAAGAAAATTGTAAATATAGTAACTAACAGAGAGGACAATATGAACAAAGAACTAGAACAATACATGAACCACATAGGCTATACGTTAATAGCAATAGTTGGGCTAGCTAATTTAGCACTCATTTTAATGGCTATTTGGGGCGTAATAATGAAGATATTCAATTAAAAAAGAGAGAGGACAATATGTATTGCGAAGATTGCAGAGAGATACAAGAAACAGCAGAGAACGGAATGTGCACATGGTGCTATAATCACGTTGAAGATTACGATGAAAGCGAAACATAAAGGAGCAAGTTAAAAGTGCAAGCAATAAGAAATAGTGAATTATTAGGTAAGAAAATTAAGTCAGCGTTAGGTATAGTATGTATAGTGATAGCATTAATATCGGCTTTAAGTATATTAGTAGTTATGTGCGGGTTTGCGTTAGAAGGTTACATATGACAAAAGAAATGCAGGCAATTATAGTAGTGCTATTGGGTATAATATGCGGAGCAATCGTATTAATAAGCATAAGCTTTAGCCACATTGCATTTTATTCATGAAAGCCTGAAACAAAGTATCTGGTATATTATCATCGGCTGTACTTGCAGTACTAATCACATAAAGCTTTAAAATGAGATATATCAGCACTGCGAAACAAATTAAAAGCATTTTCTTTTTAGTTATATTCATGAAGAATGCCTCCATCATATACTTATTAGGATACAGCAAAATGAGAAAGAGAATTGAGTGGGTATGGGAAAAATTAGATGATAGTACATGCAGAATAAAAGTAATTGGGGGTTGGATAGTTCATCATCACATGATGATAGTTAAAGGTACAAATACAAATCAAGTAAGCGAATCGATGGTTTTTGTCTTGGATAAAGACCATGAATGGTCAATTTTGCAACCGTTAGCAGAAGCAAAGAAATTGGAAAACAAAGTTGAAGCTTCAGATTTTGCAAGCACAAACAAATAAACTTAAAAAAAAGTGGCTGGAAAGGAATAACAAAAACCAGCCACCCGTCGTAAACCTGTTTTAGTAAGAATATGTGCCATCAGGACGTGGAGTGCCCATTAAATTAGATTTCTTATCCATTCTGTTCATTTGCATTTCATTCTCTCGACCATTATTAGCAGGCTGAGTAGACGTAGAATTGTGATTATATCCAGACATGTCATTGTCGCGCACAACCCTGTCAATAGCTATTTTAGCTTCATATCGACGTGGGTCTTCACCACCTGCACGACGAATAGAATTAGGAGAGTCTTCACCGACTCGAGGAGCTGAACGGTTACCCTTCATTTCTGGACTTTCGTTAATTTTGTTATCCATTTCAGTATCCCTTATTCGTTGTTAATTTGATTAGAAAATTCACTGTATTGATTGAGGGATGACTTTTCCCCTGTCGCATTAACGCCCATTGTCTTCATTTCGGACTCGCGTTTCGCTTCTTCTTTCTGTCTTACTTGTTCAGGAGAAATACACATTATTCAATCTCCATTCGAAGCCCTTCTTTGGCGGCATCTTTCACTAAATCTTCACCTAGCATTTCAGTTTTATTTTTAAACCTTCTCTCTGGGTCGCGCTGTCCCGTGACATTCGAATTGTTTTGATGATGCTCAGCTTCTTTGCGAGCTCGTTCTTTCTGTGCTTCTTGACCTGGCGTCATAATAACTCCTTAAAATCTAATCGATGCATTAGGGCTAGCATCTTGCGGCCCAATAGACGCCGTTTCTTTGTCTGTAGCCGCGTTAACACGACGCACAGACGCCTCGATAGCTTCTGACGGTGCAGGCTGAGTATTCATTTTCTTCATACTGCCATCAGCTTGAGCGTATCGGGCATGACGCTCAGATTCATCCTGTGCGAGAGACTTCTTGCGCATTTGTTCAGCCGACATGGTCATAAGGAATAGCCTCTTTTGGAAAAATACTTTCTTTTTCCTGATTTGAGTAATTAGCAGGGTGCTTACCCTCATTGCGCATAAGATGGTCTTTCTCTGCTTGATAGCGCTTAACTTCGTCGATGTGCATTACGACCTCAGAGTAAAAAGAACATAACTTTGGACCATGATATCTAAAATCATTTTGAATCAAAAGCTTTTTGTGCATCTTCGAGTTTTACAAATGTCCAAGCTCTCTTTCCAAACTCTTCATCCCCGGGGAAGATTTCGTAATATTTCTCAAGCTCATCAAGGTTTAGGTCTTTGTTATGCAGGGTTGCCCATCTTTGTTTTGCCTTATGTTGGTCGCCTAGCTTGGTAAAGAAAAGCTCATAACCAATAATTCTACCCATTTTGCTATGTTGTGAGTAAATGCATCTTTCATTTGTTCGCTGGACCAATTTATATTCAAACCCATTTTTCCTAACTACTTCAGCCAACTTTTTTATTGACAATGATTCGTAACTTTCCATTAAGCTAGAGTGTGACATGCATATCCTTATTGCTGTTAATTGACTATCAAGGCCTAGGGTTTGAATATTAGACCGATTGCACACGGCATGCAACTATGTTTAAAACGATTCTTATGGCGCTAGTAGGGATGTATTCTGACAATAACTTCCCCGCCTTGCGCAACTGAGCATTTCTCAATGTAAAGTTGATGAATTTTTGAGTCATCGCTTATAGCTTGAGCTTTAACCAACGAATCACATAAAACTTTTAGAATATTATCCAAGTCACGCTTTCGGTTGTCCGGGGGGTATGCATATATTTTCAGCGAATATATCGTATTCTCTGCAAGTTCTGTCCACCCTGGGGGCATTTTATCCCGACACAAACGGTAAACCTGAAAGTAAAAAGCTTTGGTTTCACTGGTATCGATTCGCTGTTGATAGGTTTTACCTGTTCTAGTTTTGATTAAACGCCCAGCTTTTTTGTAATGATTCACGCTCGGCGGCCAAGGAAGCTTTAAGCACCATTCCATCTTTTCAAACTCCAAGTTATCCACAGAAAACGGTGGATAAAGTTGTTAATAACCTCAATTGACGCTCGATTGAGAGTAGATTATTGATTATACATTAATTCAATTAACTCTTTAGGCAAATAGTAAAATCCTATGTGGCGTTTATCGACTTTATGGCCGTCCCAATCATAGTTAAAGTACTCAACTTGAACCGGCCAACCCAATTTTTTCAAAGTATGAACATGCGCTGCGAGCCTCCAGGAGCCCGTGGCGGCTTCGAAACACGGATGAGCCACTCTGTTACCCTGAAGCATTAATCGTAGCGCCTTGTACGCCAGGCTCGTCTCTGATGGGTATATAGGGTTGTAGATTGGTTCTGGCAAGAAGCTCAATTGATTTTTTGGTGTCATTCTTCTTATTTTCCTTCAATCTATTTATTTCAATCCAAATTTCTTTTGCTTTTGAGTAATTTTTGCGCTCCGTATCAAGATACATAAAGAAATCTTCAATTAGCTTTTTATGGTCTTGAATAATAGCTGACCATTGGTTAATGACACCACAAAGCGCAGCTTTCATATAATTACCATCAATTTCATTGTATTTACCTTTAGCTCTTTTACGTACTTCTTGCTCATGCCACATCAAAATAGGAGAGGGATAAAGAGCAGTTTTATATACTTTTGGCCTTTCGAATTCCAAGTTTCTATTGGCTTTCTCATACAGTGGTGCCTCGTTGTAGCCCATAACTTCTCCCTAAAGCCTTGGTTATTTCTTCCCTGATATGGTTTGGAGCTGGTTGTTTATCCCGGATTTTATATTGTTCTGACTCGGCAATTGCTTTAGTTTCATTGGACATTTGGTCCATGCTATCTGCAAAAGCATGCTTTTCTGAATTGATTTTTTTTAAAACAGCTTTTGCTGTTACTGACTTTATAGCAGGTGCTGTATAAGAGCTTTTTTTGTTTGGTTCTTCTTTGTTGGTTATATCTTTCTTTAGTAGGGGGGTCATTTCCGCGGCTGCGGAAACCGCGGCTGCGGAAAGCGCGGGAGTGGTTGCATCCATAGCCCCGTTTTTTGCGGGAGTGGTTTTTTCTTTTAAAAATGGTTCATGCGGATTAAATTTTGTTCCATTTAAAATCTTAATGCGCATTTTTATATATTTGCCTGTTTTTTTATCAACTATTCTTTCGTATTCCACAAGCCCGCAACGATTAAGGTAAGACCACACATATTCGCTTTTTCTTTCTCCAACTCCGCATATTTTTTGAGTAAAATCTTTTATAACTTTCCAATCAGTACTTTTGGAAAAACTAAATGCCCATATTCTAAAAGCATCATTATCTTTGATATGCTCAATAACAAAATTACTGATTTGAGCGAAAGGGACCTTTTCGGAAGTGACTTGTGATGAATCTGACAATTTTTCTACTGACATAGGCGAAACTCCATCTTCAAACTATTATTGATGAAATAGATTATACTGTTGATTTTAGGAGAAAGGATGGGTAATATTGCGCCTAAGTCAGTCGCGTTAAGCGGGTAGCTTCAACTACCCGTCCTTCCTTCTTAATCAAAAAGTTACTCATCTTATCAACACCAACAATCGCTGTAAACCATTGCTTGATAATAACAAAAAAATACTTTCCGCTGCTTGTGTCATTGCTATTTTTTTCAGATATAATTAATTCTTCTTATGAATTCATGAAGGGAAAATCTATGTCAGAGCATAACAAGGAACATGATTGCGGATGTCACGAAAAGAAAGACCCATGCTGTAATCGTGAGCGTGGTTATCAAGGAATTAGAGGCACCCAAGGCCCCCAGGGCTTGAGTGGGCGGGATGGAAGGGATGGCAGAGATGGCTTAGACGGCGCTGTAGGTCCTATGGGTCCTGAAGGTCCGATGGGAAATTGCGTTAACTGTGACGGCGGCGGTTGTGATTGTCCTAAACAGTGCCCAACTGAATTTGCTCAAGTTTTCTCTATTGCTGACCAAATTTTAGCACCAAGCCCAGGCATTAACTTACCCGGTGATATCGTAAAATTTGAGAACATTTCGGTTTCTACAAGTGGTCTTGATGTTTCTCAGTCTGGAGTCACAGGTGAAATTAAAGCACTTGTAGCAGGTTATTATAAAATTGGAGCTGGAATGTCGGGGTATTTAAATCCAATCCCTGCACCATTGCCATGCTGGACTCTCAGTCTGTTCAAAAATAATTCAATTGTATTGGGCTCAACTTTCTCGAATGTGCCAATTTCTCCTGCTCAAGCTTCAAACGAGCTAACAGCTGAAACAATTGTGCATTTAAGTGTTGGAGATGTCTTAAAAATAGCTAGCACCTCTACAAATACAGTATTTTTGACAGCACCAACTTTAGGCACAACGGCTCAAAGTTGCTCAGCATATTTAACTTTACTATTAATTCGCTGTGATTCTGAAAGCGGCAATCCTTTAGTTGATACTGCTAATGCTTCTTTCATTGCTGCTTTAAATGCTGCTAATTTGAGTTTCGTTGCATCAACAACTGTTAATATTTCGCAAAGTCCAGTTGATGCTTTAGTAGCACAAACCGAAGCAAATAATGTTGTTTCAGCTTTAGCTACAGCTAATGCTAATTTGATAGCAGCGGTTGCCGTTTCAACCCCAGCAAGCTATGCACTAGCTACTGCTAATATGGCTTCAGCACAAGCTTTGGCAGCTAATTCACTTACCGCTGCAAATAATGTGGTGAGCTCGTTAACGCCAGCGAATACTGCTATTTTAGTGTTGGATAATGGCTTAACGACATCAGCTGCAAGTTTGCTTGCTTCACAACCTTTAGTGTCAGTATAAAATAGGTAATTTATGAAAAAGAAAGATGATAGAAAAGACCGAGACGAGAAGAAAAAGAAGTAGAAAATGAAGGGCGGCTGTATGTAATTACAGCCGCTTTTTCTACACCCATTTCTCCAATATGGATGGCTTATCGTCAGATTGACGAGAGACTTTTGTGAGTCCTGTATTTCTTAGCTCTCTTGAAAGAATGTTGTAATTTTCAGCTACAAGTTTTATTTTTGCTATTTTGTATTTTTTTGTTATGTAGTTGTAATATTGAGCGCGGGCAGTAAATTTACCAGCTTCATTTTTAGAAACGATTACTGTTAAGAATTCGTGACTTTTAGGTGGTAGAAACATAGCTAACGAGTTACCTTTACTTCTTCAGCCTTCTCTCTTTGTTGTATTTCATCATCTAAATACCATCTAGCTTTTTTGAGGTCTTCTAACCCACCTTTATCCTGAAAGCGCCATAAATACTTAACACAATTTCCTATGTTAAAGCCCATATGTCTTGATACATCAATACACTCAATTCCTGTGCCGCATCTTGAGCATGCTGATTTGCTATTTGTATAGTGTTTTGGATGATTGACATTATCTTGTAATTCTGGAGTATCTTTTCTAAACATTTCTATTCCTTATTCATAACAATTTATATTTAATTTTGAATCATAGTGCCCAGCTTCATAACCTTTTTTATATGCATCTCTTAAATGGGATTGATATTTTAATAAATCTATATCAGGCACAAAACAGATACTTGGAGGACTTGAAATGAAATTAACGCACATATTGTTCGATTTACATCGATACAAAAAACCACCTTCCACTTTTAAACGATGAGTAGTGTCTGTGATTTGTTCCCATTCTAATTTGTTCATACACTCACCTTATTAAAATAGTATGGCTTTATCGCGCCTGCCACACTACGAGGCGACACAGAGAGGACAAGGCTCTGTCGATTCTATTTACCTTTTTTCTTTCTAGGTTTAAATTTGCAATGTTGGCATTTATCAACAGTATGACGACTAAAAGCTCTACAAGCTTCGCATCGAAAAAACCCTGATTGCTTTCGTAGTTTTGACATCATAATAAAAACCTCAAAGTTCTACATAGAACGTTTATCATGTTGGTTTAGAAAGCTTCTCGATTGCATATTCAAGCAATACAATTACTTCTTTAAGTGATGTATCATTCTGTACCAAAAATTCTTTTAATAACTCAGCTGCTTTTGCTATTGCTTTTAGACTGTCGTTTGTCGCTTCCATCTATCTTATCCTTTTTTGCTCTAGGAAAACGTTGCCTTTTAATTTTCTTCAGAAATTTTACATCGATAATCCAATTTCTACCTAACTTTTCAGCTTTAAGTTTGCCTTTTTTAATCAAATTACGAATATGGTCCGCGGTAAACCCTAACTTTTTAGCAGCTTCTGCACTAGTAACATAATCACTCGGATTTTTTATCATCTTTTTTATCTTCCTGTTTTGCGGATTTATTCTTTTCAGCTAGAAGTACTCCTAAATCCGTTTCTGATTCTGCGGCTTTTGTTGTAATTTCAAAGAAGTCTTCTCGGGCTGCGAATCCATCTTTAATTGATTTGTAAACAGCCGTAAGCGTTACAATTTCTTGAGGTATGATAGCATCAAGCTTATGAGCTAATCTCTTCTCTAAATGCTCTACTTTAACACCTAGCTCATCAAATTTTGTTACCATTAGTCTTATTCTATCAGAAAGCGGAAGTTCTCCGGATTCAAGTGTTTTCTTAACTTGCTCAACAGCTGCTTCAATAACATCTCCCGGTAATACAGCTAAAATGCACGCTCGTAATCTTCTAGCGCCATAGTTCGCGACCATTTCATAAATATCGCGAGCGTCTGTTAGTTTTTGTTTGCCTTTTTTAGTATCTCTAACATGTGGTACATGAAATGTTTTTTCAGAAGGAGTATTTGATTCTAAATCTATCGCATAAGCTTCGACTAAAGACGTCCCATTCGATTGAGATATTTCTCTAATTCCAAATTTAATATTACCCCATGCTTGCGCCATAGCTTCAGCTAATCGAATACTAGGCCCTGTTACTAATGTACCGCCCCGAGGATAAGCATACATTGCTTGTTCGGCAAGAAAAGGACGCTTGCAAGCTTCTATAATTTTCATATAGTTTTCATGCTGATTACGTGGAAATTTTTTTGCTATTATATATGCTGCTTGTACTTCTGCTACTGCTCTTGCTTCTGTTGATGCAACTAATCCAACTTCTTCAGTTTGTTCTTTTTTAGTAAACCCTAAATCTTGACTTTTTGACTTTATTAATTCATTCATCTAACTTTGTCCTCTCTTTTAATTAAAACGGTAAGAATAGGCAGGAATTGCACCTGCTCATAGGAAATGTCCGCTTATCCTAAACCTCATGCTATCCCATGCTCCAAGCGGGAGAGTTAGATAGACCAATAGGGTGTCGCTGTCCACGCCGCTATTCTC